CCAAGTGATTTGCTATTTTAACAAAACACTCTCCCAAATAATTTGTTACTTGTGGTCTTGGGTCTCCACATTCTTCTGCCTCAATTCTCTTCTCACGAAACTCTGAAATCTTTGCTAAGAATTCTTTGTTGTCAATGTAGTGAGCCGAGTTAGGGTCACGTCTTTTAGCCATAATATACTCCTATTTAGCTGGGAAACCTGCTTCTATGTATTCCCCTAGTAATTCAATTTCCTTATCAGACAAGTTGCCTGCTTGTCCCCACATCATGGAACTGTTCATTCCAATTTGTTCTCTGTTCTTATACTTAATTAATTGTCCACTAATATAGTCTGCAGTATTACCTGCTAACTGTGGAAACATTCCACTACCTTCTCCGTTTCTACCATGACAGGCAGCGCAACCTGCGTATAAGCCTCTAATGCTACTGAAAGGGTCACCCTCTGCTATAGCTTTTTTCTTTTGTTCAATTTCTACAGTTGTTCCGTTTACTCTTACATACTCCTCATAGCACTCGCCTGTGCAATTATGTGTGCTGGAATATCCTTTGTATTCTAAATCAGGATATATAACTCCTGCAAAGAATCCTGTAAACACAAAACAACCTAATATAACCATTCCTAATTCTTTCATTAATGTATTTTGTTCTTTAGAACTGCCTCCGCTAAATCTGTTAAGGTATCAATGTCTATATCTTCATTGCCTTCAGGTTGTTTACCTTCTGTCATAAAGTCTCCTCCCCATAAAGGGTCTTGAAAATATATTGCTTCTACCATGTTATGATAACCTGAAACAAATTTTTCTTCTAGTGTTGCTACTGTAATAACGTTCTCTCTTTCTATTGTGAAAACATCTTCTTCTGCAATGGCAATCCAAGGTTTAAGATTGATTGCCTCTCCTAGTCCTTGTTTTAGTATTGATGCTTGAGCTACCATTTCAATTGGATGCTCAACCAAATATTTGTCTCCTTCGTAGGTTACTTTTGCTACTATTGTAGCTCCATCTCTTAATTTTAATATGCTTATGTTATTCGACATCTATCTTTACAAGTTTATAATCGAAGCCTTCTTCGTTATATAACTTTACCCTCTCTATTAAATGGTTAAGTGTGTAATTCTTGTGAGACTTCCATGATAAATCGTCTCCAATATCAAACAAGTTACATACTACCTTCTTATCTCCTTTTCTAAGCCCTCTACCTATACTTTGTAAGTTTCTAATTCTACTCTTACTAGGAGAGGCGAAAACAATATTATGAAGGTTTCTTATATTTATACCAGTAGAAAATGTTCCATATGAAGCTATAATAATTACATCATTTTCTTTTTCTGTTATAGCTCTAACTTGTTCTCTTTGTTCTGTTTCTGTGCCACCATATACAAAGAATACTTTTCTACCTTTCTTAACACTATTGCTAATCATTTCATGTAATACTGTTCCATGTTTTTCTACAAATTGAAATAAAACAAGTGTATTACCTTCTTGTGCAATAGTTAAGTTCTTTATTATTTCATTACGATCTGGATTTGTAACTAACCAATCTATTTCCTCTTGATAGTTCTTGCCTTTCATTTCTTTTCGTATAACATCTTTATAATTAAGTGTGCAACATATAATTTTAAGATTAGCAAGTTGTTTGGTGTCCATAAGTTTCTTTGTAGTTGTTACCTTATGGACTTGTCCAAACACACCTTCTAATACTAATCTATGTGTCTTTGTTCCGTCTAATGTTCCTGTTGTTCCTATTCTATAAGGTGTATTAGTAAGTTTATTCATTAATGTTGTTAATGACTTTGCCTTAAATAAGTGTGCCTCATCTCCATACACGACATCAAATTGTTCAAACCACTTTTTAGGAAACTTGTATATAGATTGCCATGTAGAAATAGTAATAGGAAATTCATTACTCTTTTCTTTACCACCATATATTCTATGACAGTTATCAGGTGTTGCCCAATGTTTATCTGCTGTAGAATAATCTGAAAAGTCTCCATACATTTGTTCTACCAACGATGTAGTAGGAACAATAATAAGTTGCTTACGACCTTTTGCCTGATGATATCTTATAAGGCTGTATATAATAAGAGACTTCCCACTAGCAGTAGGAGATAACAACAAAGTTCTCCCCTGCTTGATACAATGATCAACCGCGTCCTGTTGATAGTCCCTAGCCTGTATCGGTTTTCCTCCCGCATGTAATTTGAGAGCTTCCGTAAGTTTTTTAACATCTGTTTCTTCTCCTATATCTGGAATGTTAATGTCTAAATCGTATTCAAGTGTTTCTGCAAACTCTTTTAAGTAGGGCAGAAGTCCTACATATAATTCTTTCTTGTATAAACTGTATAACCTTGCTTTACCATCCCACATTCTGTTTCTATATAGTGGCATAAACTTTGCACCAGGAACATCAAAGGTAAAGAAGTCATTCAGTTCTTGGTCTGTGCTAAGATCTGTTTTTATTTTAAGATATACTTCGTCTTTTTTTGTTACGCTAATAGCCATTTAGGATAGTCTCTGTTCGTGTATTTCGCGAACTCTACTTTGTATTTTTTGTAATACCTACGATAAGATTTTACTACACTCTTACCTTTAACATCATCAGGCATAGCAAGTGGTAAGTTCATATCTACCATTGATGCATGTTCTATATTTTTAGGTGGGTGTATAAGTAAGTTTTTCAATTTTGTTTCTGTTAGATGTTCCCTACCATACCTGTGAGTGTATTCCTCACATAACCTAGACCATAGATTATACAGGTAACGATAATTGGCATCACTGTTTCTAGTCCATATACCATCTGGATGATTGATGTGGCTGGCCTTGTATAAAGTATTTTCCATTTGGGGATTAGGGTGTAACCATCTCTTGATTCGTCTGCCTGCTGCTGTTCTGTCTTCATATAAATCTCCGTCTAAGACTCTGTGTGCTGTGGACATAAGTTGTGCATACTCAATAACCATTTTAACCACATGTTTATCACAGTGCATTTCAGCACATATAGTAGGATTTTCATGTAGTAAGAATATGTTCATTATAAGACTCCACTTGTAAACTTACTCCATTCAATAGCATTCTTAATATCAAAAGACCTACTATTAATAGAGCGCATAATATAATCTAATTGTGTAAGACATGCCTCAATGTATTCTACTTTGTCATTCATCTTAATAACATCAGGGTCAGAGTCTAAATACTCATTCATCTGATTATTCAATGGGGCATTGCCTAAATATTGTTCCCAACCTAATTTGTTTAGTTCTTCTTGTGTTAGTTCTCCTCGGAAGTATCTCCACTTCAAACGTCTTAAGGATAATAAGTTGGATTTGTTCTTTCGTAATTGTAACTTGAACGTGGTCAACATGTTCAAATATTTAGCGTGTAGTTCTGGGATTTTTGTAGACTCCTGTCCGAGATTCAACTCGTCGAGTTTACAATCGTCCTCCCACATTTCTTGTATTTCGTTCAATGTTATCATAATATAGTCTATTGTAAGCTCTTACATAGTAAGAGTCAAGTTGTTGTAATACCAATTTAACTTCCTGAGGAACCAATGTCAATAACATAATCTCTATATCTAAACATAGCAACACCTACCATATAGTCTGTGTTACCTGAGGATATTTCAAAATCTAATCCTGCTAAGCTAGTAGGAAATGCGTCCCTAAATGTAATTTTGGTAATTGGATTGTTGTTTGAATCCAACATAAACAAAGTGGCGTCTGAATATTGCCCTAATGATTGTTGTTTCTGTGGATTGATGTCAGGGAATCTATAATTTTGTTTAGTCCCCCATTCTTTATATTGTTTTCTATCTTCTGGAAAACCTAGACCAATCAACCAGTCATATAGTTCTTTATAGTTCAACATGTTTTCTTGTATTAAGAACCTAATCATTAAAGAACCAAATTGTAATTTGTCTCCTGGGTGTGGTATGTCTACCAATGGTGTTGCTTGATCTGCTGGTGGTAAATTAATTTCAGGTATGTTAGCTGCCTGACAAAAATAACTAACGTTAGGAAGATTGTGTATCATAAATTTAAACGCATTGGGTCTCATGTAATCCAGTTCGCCTGGATTATTAGCGCTAAACGATGCTTCCGTTACGTTGACTATTTTTGTTGTCATCTACCTTGTCCTCTATATTTTTTGTGACTTCTTTTTTTATGTTTGTTCATCGTGGACATAGAAATTTTTGTGCTTCTACCTCTGCCACCTTGTCCTTGTGATGAACATTTTCTTGTAGGCGTAATGCTTACATAATTTGTTACTCTTGCCATAATATACTCCTATAATTCAAAACTAGCAGATGTGCCGCAACCACATGAGCTAGATTCATTAGGATTCATGTATATAAATTGTTGATTCAATCCTTGTTTCTTCCAATCTATAACTGTTCCTTTTAAATATTTCTCTGATATAGGACAGACCCATAGTTTAAAATCTTCAAAGTCTAATTCTATATCTCCTTCTTGTGGTTCGTCTGCATAGTCAAATACATAACTAAATCCTGCACACCCACCACCTAGTAAACTATATCTTACACCTTTTTTATTCTCTTCTGCTAGTCTTTCAATAACTTTCTCTCTGCCTATAGGCGTAAAGTCAATCATACGACTAACTGTTTGAATAGGTATAAAACTATTTACTGTCATTCTTTTTAGTAGCTCCCATTTGTTCTAACCAAGTAGTGTTTCTTCCTGCTTTCTTTTCTTCCCAATCCTGAATAGCTCTTTTAATACTATCTTCTGCTAATACAGAACAATGTATCTTAATAGGTGGTAAATCTAGTGCTGTTGCAATATCTTTATCCTTTATTTCTTTTGCCTCTTGGATTGTAAGACCTGTTAGCATTTCAACAAACATGCTTGAACTAGCGATAGCAGAACCACAACCATAGGTTTTAAACTTAACATCTAAAATTCTATCTGTTTCTGGGTCTAACTTTAGATCTAACTTCATAACATCACCACAAGCAGGTGCGCCTGTAAGTCCTGTAGCTACATGTGGGTCGTTAGGGTCAAACCTACCTACTCCATGTGCTGCTGGATTGTTCGTTACTTCTTCAAATCTTTTTACTACTTCTTTACTATAAGCCATAAGCCCTCCTAGTAATAGTATTTATAATACTTTCTATCTAACCAGAAGTAAAGTAGGTATAATACCAAAGTAATAAATAATAGTGTCCAATACAGGACATGACACACACAGGAGAAAATTATGTCAAACAAATCAGGGTTCGAGATCAGAGCCGACTTACTAGGACAAGCGCAAGGCTTGTTAGAAATGAATATCGAGAGAGAAAATAGCGCTGTCTTCTCACACAATGAGTCATTCCCAAATGATAAAAAACCATTGGGTAATCAATTTGTGTCTGTAGAAGAAGTTATTGCAACTGCGAGACAGTTAAACGAGTTCGTGACCGAGAAAGGTCAATATCAATTAGAACCTAAATCTTAAGTTCATAAAAAAGGGCTACTGTTGTAGCCCTTTTAAATTCCAATGAATGGACGTCCTTAATTTACATTAAGTTAGAAACTTTTACGCTTCTGTAATACTGGTTTCTGTCTGCAGTAAATGAATCTGCATCAGTATCGCCGTTTGCCTTCATTACGAATGGGTTAGCGATCATGCCATACCTAGTTTTGAAACCAATTTTAGGTTGGAATGTGCTTGGGTCAATAGCCCTTACCATTTGTAGTGGGACATATGGACAATAGAAAATACCAGCGTCATAAGGGCTTGTGCCTTTATAACCAACTACATAGAACTGGCTAGCAGCTCCTGTGTTAGCTGAATATGGATCAATATAGACTTTATATCTACCGTTAAGCACACCAGCAAAAGTATTACCTGTGTCATCAACATTTAAGTTAGTTGATAATGCTGGAGCGTAATCTAAGATACCAGCCATAGCTAAAGCACTAGCAACATCTGATGAACAGATGATGAA